TTTTGCCTTGAACAACTCAATGGCCTTGCGGATGCCTTTCTCTTTCGCTGGCCGAAGGAATGGCCGAGCCGACACTCTCCGCCCGGTTACGCGCCCCCAGGCTATCAGAACATGTCCATACTCAATCAGGTGTGCATGTGGCCCGGTTGCGGCAACGATATACCCACCATCTTTGTATTTCGATTTCTTCAGGTTGATGGATCGCCGCAGTCTTCCTGATCGATCACGAAAAGAGGTGGTCGTTTTCGCCTCTCGGTGAATGGTATCGGCAACCACTTCAAGATTCTGATCAACCGCGTCAAGGATGTCTCCGAGCGCGATGTCAAATTCTTTTTGCAGGTTGCCGACGCTGACATTCGCCTTGATCATATCGTTTCCACCGCCGTGACTTCCAAAAAACGGCCGCGTTCTTCAAGATTTGCAATGCTGACAATATCGAAGTACCTGCCGCCCATGTTCAGCCGCATTTTCAAGGTCAGCCCGGAGAAATACCTGAACCAGAACTTCGTTTCGAGCTTGCCTGTTTCCCGCCTGGCTATCGCCGCCTCTTGCCCCCGAATCGGGAGAACCTTGCTCCAAATTCGTTTATACGTGGTCCATGAGTCGATTTCCTCGCCCATCGTCCCGCGTGTCGTGCTTCTCTGCTCGACAATTACCTGCCGGTTGAGTTCTCCCGGCTGGATGTGAAACGTAATCACCAGGGCACCCTTACCGAATCCATCGAAAAGTGATGTGATGCAGCCCTTGGAAGTTGCGCCGGCGCTAATCCTTGCCGCGTGAACACCGTATCACCGCGCTCTTCATACAGGTCGGTCAATACCAACTTCATGCCGATGGTAGTTGTTGGCGGAATCTCTCCCAGGAAAAACTGTCCTGTTCCCGCCGACGAGATATCAACCGCCGCCCCGCCCGATGTCGTTGACAGTTTCAGTGTGCTGGTTGCTGCATCTCGGACATAATAATCGGTATTGACATTCAGCCCGACCGGGAGCGCCCCACCAGATACCGACAACCTGACCACATCGCCATCTGAAAACGGATGGTTCAGCGCAGTGATCACATCGGAGGTATAATTGACCGTGAACGGCACGACATACCCGGCCCGATATCTGATCCTGACCGGGTTGGTTGTGGTCAATTCGTCGGTCGGCCATTCTTTGTCGTATCCGAGCGCCAGCCGACCAGGATGTGATACTGTGTCGAGCACATACTCGGTACTGGCCACCGTATGCTCGACTCCGTCGCTCGTCGTGTAAGTGATAGAGTCTACGGCCCGCAATGGCGGCATCGGTAAGTCAATATCACTGCATGGCCACTCGTCGAGGTAGATATCGTATGTCCGCAAGACGAGCGCCTTCCATGTCTCGATTTCGGCCACCATCCGAGCCGCAGCGATATGCGCCGACAATACAGAATCCTCGTCGGTGTAGAGCGCCGCGTCCGCCGCCGTAGTAGCCAGTCTGAGATGCAATTTGGCATCTGTCAGGTGGATAGGCTCCACGGTCGGCGGAGTATGCACGGTCAATCTCAGCGGCATATTATGCGGCCTCGATCACGTAGGAGAGGATTGCATCAATATGGGTTGCAGTGGCCAGATTCGACCCGGCAGCCTGTTTCGATATCGTAATTGCCGTGTTTGCATCGTTGGCGATGAAAGACGCACCATCAGCCAGTACCGTCACGTTGGCAGAGTCCGGCTTTACCACCGCCGACTGCGTCAATGCAGCTACCGCCGCCACAATCGGACGTACCGCGCTTGCGCCCTGCGTGGCGACGATATCGACCGATGTTGCCGTCTGCGCCGCGCCACCGATTGCTATCAGTGTCACATCTACCAGCCGATACTTGTACCCAGACAATGCCTGGAGAAGTTCATGGCCAGCATTCACTTCGGCGGCGGTTACACGGTGTCTGGTGTTAAGCAACACCCCGACCGGGATTGACCCGGATTGAAAGTCAGCCACCGCCCCGGAGGTAAGCACCATCCGGTCGCCTCCTTCGTCTTTGTAAATCGCTGTTTGATAGGTCATTACATCACCCCTCAGTTAGCGGAGGTCGGGCCGTCAAGCGGATGGCCCTTGATTACGGAAACCGACATCGGCATTGATACGGTGCCGGTCTCGGTCCATGTCAGCTTGATAAACCGTTTTCCGCCGATATAGCCGATTCGGTACAGTGTGTTATCCTCGTCGGTCGAGTCGATGGTCAGCACAACCCCGCTTGACGGAGTCACACCCAGGACATCGGCAGCGGCGACGTTGGCATACGACCCGGCAGCGCCTGAACCGTTATCATCGGCATGAGTGAGGGTAAAGACCAGATTGTGACTGGCCCCAAGTCCGGTCCCGGCGTCAATTCCGGCGTCAACAATGATTTCGCAAGAATTGAACCCGGAGAGATCGATATCCCCGCTGTTCCCGGTAGCCGACACGACAACCGGATGGATTATCGCAACCGGCTTGATATTGCTGTGGAGATCCTTCATTTTGTCACCTCGTTATGGTTCTCTTTTGGTCGACGATCTACTTCTTCGCCGTAGGTGTTGATTATTTCCTTTGCCCATGACACTAAGTCTTCGGGCCGCTGCCCAGCAGGTTGACACGTACACCATACTTCAAGGTTTTCTGGCCTGTTATCAGTTTTATCCCCATTTATATGGTGGACACTTTCATGTGATTTAAGCGGTCTTCCAATGATCTCCCCCATTACCTGCCGGTGCTGATAAACTATCCTGTTTTTCCCAGCATATGGGCTTTTTGGGTCGAACCTCATCACATACCCTAAATTATTGACGTGCCACTCTTTAGACCTTCCGTCCTGAATATATCCAGCATTGCAATCGCCATATTTGTAATGCTTTCTCCAGTGAGATTCGCACAAGTGAGCAGAAACCGCCCTTTTCCCGCAACCATCAACACTGCATACGCTCTGTGAATTTGGCGGCAACCTACGAGGGCCTCCTGCTTCTGGGCTTCCATGCTTTCTCCACCTTTCATAATGGAATTCACACCACCCTCTCTTTCGTGCAGATCCATGACAACCACTTACAGCACATTCTTGACCAATATTATATTTTCTATTCATGTTGCCCCGCACAACCCCGATTATATACTTGCGCGGAACCAAGGTCGGGTTCCTTGTTTTCGGGAGCTACCCTATCCGCGCAGTATTGCTTTAACTAACAGATATTTTTAGAAATTTTATAGCCTCGTACATCACCACTCCACCGCCGACTCTCTTGGTGGTGTAATAGAGGATGTACGGCTTGGACGTGAACGGATCACGCAGAACCCGAATACCGACCCTGTCAATGATCAGATAGGCTCTGCGGAAATCGGCAAAGGCTATCGGGTAGGTGTTCGCGCCGATGGCTGGCATGTTGTCATCGGTCTCGACCGGCTTTCCGAGCAGGGTCGAAGGTGCGCCGGCCTCAAGACCAGGTCTCCACAGATAATTACCGTCTCCGTCCTTGAACTTCCGGCAATGCTCAAGGGTCGCGTCGGACATCAGCCAGGAAGCGCCGTTGCGGTATGTGCTCTTCAGTGCGTGCTGAAGAGAGATGAGCTTGTCGGCATCGGGAAAGGTTGCGGCCGCGCCGGATGCAATGTAGCCGATTGAACCCCAAGCATACGATGCATTTGCAACGGTGCCGTATGCGGTGATGCCCTTCGGCTGCTCAACGCCGTTGCCCAGGATGAAGCTCTCTCCCTCTTCCTCTGCGAACTCGACCGATACCTCGTTGGCGAGCCATGCAGCGATATCAACCGCCGAATCGTCCAGAAGTGTCTGCGTTGCAGCCGGCATCGCGTACAGTTCTTTGGTGTTGATGGCGATTTCTTTCAGCGGTGGAGTGGTGGTCTCTGCCCTTGCTCCGGTCTCGCCAACCCACCCTGAAGTGGCCCCGCCCTGGCTGACCAGCTTCTTGTAAGTGTCAGTGCTGATCGACATTACCGTGGCCAGACGGCGCATGGCCGATACCGTGCCGACAACCCGGTCGATGGTCGATTCCATGTGTTCAGGTACGGTGTATCCGCCGTCAGGATCAGAACCTGACTTCAGGGATGCCTTGACCTGGAGTTCTGCCAGTCCAGCGTCAACACCCTTGCGGAAAAAATGTTCAAAGGCTTTGGCGTGCTCGACTTTGGCTTTGTCGAGTTCGCTGGTTCCGCCGCCAGCCAGTTCACTCCTGGCGATCAGAATTTCCAGCTCCTTCACCAGTCGTTTATTCTCGGTGATATCGGCGTTGATTT